AAATACAACCGAGGATCATTTTCAGGTATAAGTTTATATCCTTTCATCGGAGCATTAGACGCTGTTTTATGATAACTGCTATTTATATTTTTACCTCCTAATTTTTCAGGATATTTGAACGTATCTCTTTTAACTTCCTTATAAGGCAGCTTTGGATCTGATAATGATAATTTAACAGGTCCTGCTTTTGAGTCTTGGAACCTAGCAGTTTTTTTCATGAGTTGAGGCATTACAGCTTGTCCTTTGTTATTAATACCTTTACCAGAAGAATAACCGTAAAATCTTTCGTTACCAGCTTTGTATCCTTGTCTAAAATGTAATTTATTAAATGGCATAATGGCAACATAATCTATGTTTTCTTTTGCTGCTTTATTCATTAAATACTTTAAGGCATAATCACCGTAAGCGTCAGCGTCAAGTAAAGGAAAGTAATCATGTTTTATAGGATCTCCATACTCCTGGGCTTTTGCAAAGGTGTTATTTATCTTGTTATTTATATTTTTTAAATCATCGGAGATAGCTCTTGATTTATTAAATTGATTTTTAGCAATAGCATCGTCCATCTCTTTTAAAAGTTTTGTTCTAGAATTAACAAGTAGATCTAGTTCAATATCTCTTTGGAAAGGGTTAATTCTTTTTTCTCCTTTAAAAGCTTCTTTTGCTGACAGTTGTTTTGCAATACTTTGATTAGCATCAGATTGTATTTCGTGAATGACTAAAGCTTTTTTACCATTAGGTGTCATCCTTGTATCGTACCTAATATGAAACAAATTATTTTTTAATTCATCGTAGTGTCCTAGATTTCTCATGGCTTCTCTGTTACCCAATATAGGTTCGTCAAGAACGAACACCGTTTCTCTGTAGTTTTGGCCGCCTGGAAATGTATAGCTAGATTCGTTTCCGTATTTTGTTGGTTTTGTTTTTCCTCCGCCCTTTGATATTCTCATAGCTTCATCAACATTTCCTTTAATCTGATTTATTAAAACTCTTATATTTTGTGGCTGAGTATCTCTAGCTAAGCCTCCAATGTTGTTTAAAGTTTCTATTAATGACTCATAATTTCGTTGAATACCATTTGGTCTTCCTTCTTTAATAGCTCTAGATAAACCTCCAACAGCATTTCTTAAAGCTTCTGGATTTGTAGTGACTCCAGCAGTCTTCACTAAATCTTCTACCATTGAACTTGTCCCTGCCAACAGCTTTTCAATTTTAGGTGTATTAAATGTTCCTCCATACTCTATAGGTTTTAATCTATTGACAGGATTCATCTTAATCATGTTACCAATGTCTTGCGCAGCAAGTTTTAAATTAAATTTTTTCGCGGCACCAAGAAGACCACCTGTTATGTTTCCAAGTTCATCAAAGGTTGCAAGGTTAGTGTCAAAAAGTTCTTCCTTATTAATAGTAGCTTCTTTACCAGCAAACCTAGACCCTTTGTCATAAGTAAATTTTTTGGGTCCTCTTTCAATTCTTGATGCGGGTTTTCCAAATATTTTGTAAGTAACTTTTCTTGTAGAGGTTAAGTGATCAATCCATTCGTCAGCACTGTACTTGCCTGGACCTTTTTTCATAGCCCAATCATAAGTAGAAGAACCAAACGCAGGTGGTTTAGTCTCTCCCATTAATAGATCATCTGTAATCTTACGATCTACTTTAACCGGAAGTTGTGCGTCTTGTTTAGCTAATTGTTTAGCTGTTTGTTTTTTTGCTTCAGGTTGATAGGTAATTAATTTTTGTGACTCTCCTGATACAGGGTCAGTTTTTTTCTTTTTGAGAAGTGAAGATATTCCCCGTTTAAAAAATTCCTTAAGGGCCATTGACCCTCCTAGTACAGTTTAGTAGGTTTAGTTCTACCTAATTTACAGCCCTTTGCTTTGACCATTGTACCTTTTGAATAACCAACTGGGTTTGGTCTTTGCATCATACCACCGCCCATTCTACCTAAGACATTCTTTGGTTTGTCTGCAACTCGTTTTCTTTGTCTTTGAGGGTAATTTTTTCCTGCTACTTTTCTTCTTCCTGATATCCCATCAACTCTTCGTCTAGGTGGTATAAGTCTTTGTTCTTGTGCTTCCGAAGGTGTTAAAACCTGGGCTTTCCAATTACCTTTACCATATTGTGTTCCTGCTAGCTTATCCTTCATTCCTTTAATAACGTCTTGTTTATTATCCCAATCCGTTACTGGCTTAACTATTCTTTTTCCGCCCGATGGTGTCTTTTGGGTTAAAGCAGCATATCTTCTTTCAGGAGAATAAGCAGCGTCAGATGTGGTTAATTGTTTTACATTTTTAGTTGCTTTATCTCTCATTTCTTTTTTTATTTTTACAAACTTACCGCCATAAGGAATCATGTCTTGATAAGACATTCCTTGAGAATATTTCTTTACAGCGCCACCACCCATTTTTTTGTTACCTTTTTTAACTTGTTCTTGTAGCTTTTCTACAGCCATGTCTTCTCTAAGACCTCTGACAGCATCTTTTTCTCTTTTCTTTCTAGCTCTTGTTTTTAAATATTCTTTTGCTGCTAATCCTACTCCTGCAATACCTAAAGCAATCTTACCGTATTTAGAAGCTTTAGCTGCTCTCCATGCTGCTTGACCCCCTGCTGTAGCCAATTGTTTTGCTTTATATTTAGCTCTAAATACTGCTCCTTCAGCTTTCTTTAATCCTTTTAAATATTTTTTGTAACCTTTAGCTTCGCCCATGCCACCTTTATCTCTTCCTAAAATTTTTCTAACAGCTTTTTCTTTTACCATAGCAGCTCCTATACCGCCCATTGCAACAGGTGCCATTTTTTTCTTACCTTCTATTCTGTCTTTTGCACCTAGGCCTAAAGCTAACGTACCAGCAAATGCTTTAGTAACTTTGCCTGGTTTTAATTTTTCGTCTTGTAAACCCATGCCTTTAGTTCTGGCTGCACCATATCCTTTTGTGCTTTTTTTATTTCCTCTTTCCCTAATCTTTCTAATGATTTCTTGTTCTACAGTATCTGCTGGATTCCTATGAGCCTCTCCCTTTGGAATGAACATTGGTTTTCCCTTTGGTCCAAAAACTTTCATAAACCCTTTAGGTGGCTCACCTACTTTTCTTTGTTTTACTTTATCAGTCATATTAAAATACGCCTTCGAATTTTCCGCCTCTAATAGCTGCGCCCATACCTCTAGTTCTAGCTTCTCCTCCATGAGAGAGTTTTTTCGCTGTTTTTTTATTTTTTTTATAAGCTTGTTTAGTTTCAAGAGCTGCTCTTCTTTCCGCTCTGTCTAA